AAGGCCCCGGAACAGGTGTATCAGACTCAATTCCTGCGCGTTTAAGCGATGGAGAGTTTGTTATGACCGAAGCAGCTACTAGCGAAATTGGAGCAGATAACCTTCAGACAATGATGGATGATGCAGAACGACGATCTAGTGGTGGTAAAGTTGGATTCGCAGTAGGCGGTTTATTAGACAATCCTTATGGAATGCCTAATCAACAAATGGAAGAAGATGAAGACCTTATAGAGCAATCTATGTTAGGTGCTAATCAGATGCCAAGCCTAATGGGAGGAAGACGCTAAAAAACAACAGTACGGCTACCTTGTAGTATCAAGCCCCAGATTTTAAAGACGTTTGAAATTGGCTACCTTGCAAGAAACAAGCCCCGTAGAAAAGGAGAGTACCATGTCCGAACAGGCATACGAAGAGGAAGAAGTCTCAAATCCATATAATGCACGTAAACCGTGGCAACAACAAGAGAGGAAAAAATCTCTTAGTGCTGCAGAAAGCTTGTATTACCCGGAAGACGACGAAGAACCTCAACGGCAGAAGGCTACCCGCAAAAAGGCCCCTTCTACTGAGGATGAACCAAATACTAACTATAAAAAGCGTTATGATGATTTAAAGAAACATTATGATCAGAAGCTTTCTGAATTTAAACGAACAGAGCAAGAACTAAGGGAACAAGCTAGAGAAGCTGAACCTCAATATCAAGCTCCTAAGTCTCAAGAGGACTTAGATCGTTTTAGAGAAGAATACCCTGATTTGTATGACACAGTAGAAACTGTAGCTCATATGCGGAGCCAACAAGAAGTAGAAGCACTACGATCTAAGCTTTCTGTTATTGAACAACGAGAAGCAGAGATTGAAGCGCGTGAAGCTGAAACGGCTCTTAAAGAAAGACATCCTGACTTTGATGATATCAGAGGAGACGATAGCTTTCATGAGTGGGCGCAGGAGCAACCTGAACAAATACAAGATTGGATTTACAATAATCCTAATAATGTTACTTTGGCTGTTAAAGCGTTAGATCTTTATAAGTTAGAAACTGGTAAAGGACAAGGTAGTCGCAAAAGACGTTCAAATCGTCAGCAGACAGGTTCTGCAGCAGATATGGTATCTACCAAAACAACAAATGTAGATACTAAAGAAGCTAAGATTTGGACAGAAAGTGAAATTGCGAAAATGTCCCTAGACCAATTTGACAGGGTTGAAGATGAAATCAAGCTTGCTTTGGAAGAGGGAAGGGTTCGTAGAGGATAATCTTTTCTACTTAGGAGTAATATAACATGGCTTATAACCAATCAGACGCTCTATTTGAGCAAAGTACAGACACCAACGGTAACTTTGGTAACTCTGTATCAGGACAAACTAACTCGTTTTTCCTACCCAAAGTATATTCCAAACAGGTACTCAACTTCTTTAGGAAGTCTTCGGTAGCAGAAGCTATTACGAACACTGACTATGCTGGTGAGATTTCTGGTTTTGGTGATACTGTACGAATCATCAAAGAACCTGTCATCACTGTTTATCAGTATGAGCGTGGTGCAGATGTAACGCAGACTAAATTAACTGACCAAGAAATTTCTTTGGTAGTTGATACTGCTAACGCATTTAAGTTCATCGTTGATGATATTGAAACAAACATGTCGCATGTAAACTTCCGCGATGTAGCAACTTCTTCTGCAGCTTACGCTTTGCGTGATGCTTTTGACGAAGGCGTAATTGCTACTATGATCGCTGGTGTTTCTGCTGCAAGCCCGAACCACATCCTTGGTTCTGATAGCGCAACTGACCTTGCTGCTGGCACCTTTGACGGTACTGGTAACTTGGACATCGGTTTTGGTTCAAGTGAGCATGACCCAATTGATGTTCTTTCTCATATGGCCCGTCTCCTTGACGAAGCTAATATTCCAGAAGAAGGTCGTTGGTTCTTGGCTAATCCAGAGTTTTATGAAGTCCTTGTACAAAGTTCTTCTAAGCTCTTGTCAGTTGACTACAACGCTGGTCAGGGTTCCATCCGTAATGGTTTGGTAAGCTCTGGTAAGCTTCGTGGTTTTGACATGTACAAAACTAACAACATTGCTGCAACGTCTAACGCTGCGGGACAATGTCTTGCTGGTCATATGTCTGCTACAGCTACGGCTCAGACAATTACTAGCACTGAAGTCATTCGTGACCCAGATAGCTTTGGTGATATCGTGCGTGGACTCCACGTATACGGTGCCAAAGTGTTGCGACCAGATGCTCTGGTTTCAGCTTTCTACGGTATTGACTAATAAGGGGCGGGGGTGTAAAAGCCCCCAATCTTTTTGTAAGGATTTATAAATGCCACAAATAGGTACTAATGAAAAACCAGTAATTTTTAGGAAAGCGGTTGTGTCTAAGGATAGTCGTTTTCGTAAAGGTTTTGATAAAGATAAGTATCAAGAAAACTATGATCGTATCTTTGGTAAAACAACAGAACTAGATATAGCTAGAGAAACTTCTAAAACTTTTAGCATGGAGCAAGATTGATGATGAAAGATAAGTATATGGGTGGCGGCTACATGGTAGGCGATATGCAAAAACAAATGAAAAAGAAAATGAAAGAGCCTAGAGGCGGGTATGCTCATGGTGGTAAAGCTGGCTATAGCTCTATTTCTGATATGGAAAAACACTGTGGTAGTAAAACAGTTAAGAATACAATGCAATGAAAGTAGACGCTCCTAAAGGCTATCATTGGATGAAAACCGGAAAATCTTTTAAAATTATGAAAGATCCTAAAGACGGTTTTAAGCCACACAAAGGCGCAAGTAAATCAGTTGATTTTCCAGTACAGAAGGTTCATAAAAAATAATGGCTACTACATTTCTTCAAATAACAAATGAATTGCTACGCGAACTTAATGAGGTTGCCTTAACTTCCTCTACGTTTGCTAATGCTATTGGCGTACAGCAACATGCTAAAGACTGTATTAACAGAGCTTACTTAGATATTGTTAATGAAGAACCTCAGTGGCCTTTTTTATCTACAGGTGAAAGTGGTGAGACTGATCCTATGTACGGTAATGTGTACGTAGAAACTGTAGCAGGAACACGTTGGTACGAGCTTAAACCTGCTTCTAGTAGCATTACTACTGACTATGGCTACATTGATTGGGATAACTTCCTATTAACTACTGTAGGCGTTTCAGGCGAAACAGCACCTTACACTATCCGCAATATTAAATACACAACTACTGAAGAATGGAAAGATTTTTTTAGAATTTCTCAGAATCAAGATGATGCAGATACTCAACAGTATGGTGTACCTAGTAGGGTTGTACGTAGTCCTGATAGTCGTAAATTTGGCTTAAGCCCTATTCCAGATCAAGTGTATCGTATTTGGTATTATGCTTTTGATCTACCCACACAGCTAGATGCTTTTGGAGATGCAATTGTATTTCCTGATACCTATAAGTCTGTACTGTTGGCTAGAGCAAGATACTTTATGCACCAGTTTAAAGAAAACTCACAGGCTGCTGCATTTGCTTTAGAAGACTATAAGCGTGGTTTAAAGCTAATGAAGCTGCATTTAATGGAACCTACGCCCGGATATTTTAAAGACGATAGAATGAGATTTATCTGATGTCACAGCCTTGGGGATATTCTTGTAAGGGTGGACTAAACGTCAACCTAAACCAGCTAGAAATGCTTCAACAGCCGGGACAAGCTACTAAGCTTCGTAACTTTGAAGTAGATCCTGACGGTGGCTATAGGCGTATTGATGGCTATTCTTTATTTGGAGACACACGGCCTAATGGCGGTGAAGTTATTTTAGGAATGGCAGTATACGCTGACGGTGTTATTGTTTGTTCAGGAACTGGTATATTTTTTAGTGTAGATGGTGAAAATGCTTGGCTACAGCTTAACAAAGCTTCTGTAGCTTCTAGCGGTGATAACTATAGTACCTTTACAGGTCGTTCAGTTGCTGCTAGAACTAGCCAAGGTCGTTGCACCTTTGCAGTCTATGAAGGTACTTCAGATTACGGAGAAATTGTAATCTGTGATGGAGTCAACGAGCCGTTTTTATTTCAAATGACGGGTACTGGCGGTTTAGAAACACGTACTTTTTTCGCTAAAGAAATAACAGTAAGCGGTACTGTAGGCCCCGCAATAGCGGTTATACATGATAAACATCTTGTAGTTGCTGGTGATGCGTCCTCTAAAAATACCGTGTACTATAGCGGTACAAATGATATAGATAGCTTTAGCAGTACAGGATCAGGCAGCGTAGTAATTTCTGATGCTGTTGTAGGACTAGCAAGCTTTCGTGGTGACTTAATTATTTTTGGTAGTAACAGCATACAAAAACTTTCTAACATAAATAATTCTAGCACTGTTGCAGTAACGCCTATTACAACTAACGTGGGTTGTTTATCTCATGGAAGCATTCAAGAAATTGGTGGAGATATTTTATTTTTAGCTCCAGACGGTGTACGTACTATCGCAGGTACTGCTAGAATTGGTGACGTTGAGTTAAGTTCTGTAAGTAGACAAATACAAGACCTTATTAAAGAAATATCAGTAAACTCTGCTAATATTATTACAAGTGCAGTTTTAAGAAGCAAGTCTCAGTATAGATTATTTTACAGTACATCAGGAGCAAGCCCTAATACAGCTAAAGGTATTATAGGAACTTTAACATCTAACGGTTTTGCGTGGTCAGAAACATTAGGTATTCAAGCACTAGGATTAGCTTCTGATTTAGATTCAGACAACGTAGAAAGAATATATCATGGCGATAAAGACGGTTACGTTTATAACCATACAAGTGGTAATTCTTTTTATAATGCTGGTACATTAGTAGATATTTCTGCTATGTATGAAACACCTAATTTTGATTTTGGTGATGTAGGAACAAGAAAAACTTTAAAATACGCTAGAGTTTCTTTTAGTCCTGAAGGAGAAATTCTTCCTAGCTTTAGAGTACGTTATGATTATGAAGATCCTAGCATACCTCAACCAGAACCCTTTGCTGTATCTACAATTGCACTACCTGCTATTTTTGGCACAGCAACATTTAACGCGGTAACCTTTGGAGCAACTACTGACCCTATGGAAAGAATTACTTTAGAAGGCTCTGGCAATACATGTAGCTTTAGAATTTTTAGTGAGGATCAAAAAGCATCATACGCTGTAAACGGTATTTACATAGATTACATGCCTTCAGGCAGGAGATAAATTAATGGCTCAGAATTATACAAGACAAAGTTCGTTTGCTGATGGCGATACAATTACAGCGGCGCTATTTAATAATGAATTTAACCAAGTAGTAAATGCTTTTACATACTCTGCAAGCAGTGCCAGCTCTACTGGACACAGGCACGATGGAAGTGCTGGACAAGGTGGTAGCATTACACAGATTGGTGATTTAGATTTTAATAATAAAATTGTAGTAGACGCTACAAATAACAGATGGGGAGTATTCGTTGAAGTTAGTGGGTCGGCTGTTGAGCAAATTAGGATTCAAGATGGGGCTATTGTTCCTGTTACTGATAATGATATTGATCTTGGAACATCCTCATTGGAGTTCAAAGATTTATTCTTGGATGGAACAGCTCATGTTGATACTCTTGACGTTGATGTCAACGCCACGGTTGCTGGAACTTTAGGAGTAACAGGTGCTGCTACATTATCTAGCACACTAGGCGTTACAGGCGCTACTACACTATCCAGTACATTAGGCGTTACCGGAGCTATTACAGGCTCTAGTACCTTACAGGCAACTACTATTACAGCTACTACAGCCTTTGTACCTGATGCCTCTGATGGCGCTTCACTAGGTACAACATCTTTAGAGTTTAGCGATCTTTTTCTTGCTGATGGTGCGCTTATTGCTTTTGGAGACGACCAAGATGTAACACTTACTCACCTTGCAGATGCTGGTTTACTTTTAAATGGTGCAAGAGGTTTATTTTTTAACGATACTACTCAATACATTAATGCTCCTTCTGGTACTGTATTAGATATTGCAGCTACTGATGAAATTGAACTTAATGCTACGCTTGTAGATGTTAATGCTAATTTAGATGTATCAGGCACTGTAACAGCTACAGGTACTTCAGTATTTGCAAGTCTTGATATTTCTGGAGACATTGATGTAGATGGTACAGCCAACTTAGATATTGTAGACATTGATGGCGCAGTAAACATTGCAGCCGCCACAACTGTTGCCACTGATAATAAAATACAATTTAGAGATACTGCAATTTATGTAAACTCTAGTACTGATGGACAGCTTGATATTGTTGCTGATACTGAAGTTCAGATTGCTACAACTACTGTTGACATTAATGGTGCTGTAGATATTTCAGGCAACTTAGATGTAGGCGGTAACTTAGTAGTAACAGGAACAACTACATTTAATGGCGGTACACTTACTTTAGGTGATGCAGCTTCAGATAACGTAGTATTTGGTGCAGATGTAAACTCAAGTATTATTCCTAATACTGATAGTGCATTTGACCTTGGAAGCTCTTCACAGGAATGGAGAGACTTGTACGTAGATGGTACAGCTTATGTAGATGCTATTAATTTTAATGGTACTGCAATTTCTGCTACCGCTGCTGAACTTAATATTATGGATGGTGTAACGTCTACAGCAGCAGAGTTAAACACTCTTGACGGCATTACCGCAGTAGTTGGTGAGCTTAATGCTTTAGACTTAGGCAGCACTGCTGTAGGTACTGCAATAGCTTCTAAAGCAGTTATACTTGATTCTAATAAAGACTACGCAGGCGTTCGCAACCTTACTATTAGTGGTGAGTTAGACGCTGCTACGTTAGACATCTCTGGAGACATAGACGTAGACGGGACTGCTAACCTTGATGTTGTAGACATTGATGGTGCTGTTGACATGGCTTCTACACTACAAGTAGATGGAGCTATTACAGGTTCAAGCACAATCAATGGCGTAGGTATTAATGTAATTGAAACAGGAAGTATTCTTATAAGTAATGATGGTGGAACAGGTACTATTAGTTCTGCTGTAAGAAATACAGGTTTTGGTTTTGAAGTTTTTGATGACCTAACAACAGGTGATGATAATACTAGTATGGGTCGTAAAGCTTTAACTAAATTAACTACAGGTGGCGGCAATACAGCAGTAGGTTCAGGAAGTTTAACAGCTCACACTACTGGAGACAGTAACACTGCTTTTGGTGTTAGCTCATTAGCTGCAAACACTACGGCTTCAAACAACACTGCTGTTGGTTCAAGTGCTTTAGGCGCAAACACCACAGGTGCTTTAAACGCTGCTTTAGGTAGTGAAGCTTTGCTTGCCAATACAACTGGTGACCAAAACGTAGCTATGGGTTACGAAGCATTACAAGCTAATACAACGGCTGATGGAAATGTTGCTCTTGGCACAAGAACTTTACAAGCTAATACTACTGGTGCTTCTAACACTGCTGTAGGTCATCAAACGCTATACGCTAATACAACTGCAAGTAACAACACAGCAGTTGGCATGAACGCTTTAGTAGCAAACACCACAGGTACTCGTAATACTGCAATAGGAGCTTATGCAGCTGATGCTATAACAGATGGACTTGCAAATGTATTAGTAGGTAATAACGCTGGTGGTGGTGGTAATTTTTCAACTGGTGTTGCTGTGGGTGATAATGCTTTACTTGCAAATACAGGCAATAACAATACAGCACTTGGTCAAGCTGCTATGGCAGCAAATACTTCAGGCTCAGAAAATACAGCAGTCGGACAAGGTGCGTTAGACGCTAACACTACAGCTTCTAGCAACACAGCAGTTGGTAAAGATGCTTTAGGTGCAAACACCACAGGCCCAAACAATAGCGCAGTCGGTGAGGGGGCTTTATACACTAATACAACGGGTTCAGAAAACATAGCTGTCGGCAGACTTGCTATGTATTACAACCAATCAGGAGAAGATAACGTTGCGGTAGGGTATGCAGCCTTATATGAGAATACCACAGCAGATAATAACACCGCAGTTGGCTTTAAATCCTTATTCTCAAACACCACAGGCACAGCAAACGTAGCAGTGGGTGCTTTTGCTTTAGATGCTAATACAACAGCTTCTAACAACACAGCATTGGGTTATCTTTCTTTAACCGCTAATACAACAGGTGCTCAAAACACCGCCGTTGGTAGGTCAGCTTTAGCCGCAATCACCACAGGTTCTCATAATACTGCTGTAGGTTATGCAGCCTTAGATGCAGAAGACACGGGTGGTGCTAGTGTTGCGGTAGGTCCATGGGCGTTAAGCTCACAAAATTATGATGGTAATGCTTACAACACAGCCGTGGGATATCTTGCAGGTGAGGATGTCACCACAGGCGTTAAAAATACGCTCATTGGTGGACTCGCAGGTGATGCAATTACTACAGGAGAACGTAATGTTTATCTTGGGTATACCACCGGAACATCTGCAACGGATGTTAGTTTTAATGTCGGTCTTGGCGCAGAATCTCTTTATACAAATGTCAACGGATCAAGAAACGTAGCGGTAGGTAACGGTGCTTTGTTTGCTATGAACCCTGCATCAGACACAGACACATACAACGTGGCAGTGGGTTATGACGCAGGTGTATCAGTTACCACAGGTGTAAGAAACACATTTATAGGTGGTTTAGCAGGAGATGCAAACACCACAGCAGACGCTAATACAGCTATGGGTTATGCTGCTTTTGGTGCAAACACCACGGGTGCTAATAATGTAGCTATAGGTTATCAAGCACTAGAGGCTAATACGACCGCTTCCAACAATACGGCAGTAGGTTTAAATTCTTTAAGAGCAAACACTACAGGTGCTCAAAATACAGCAGTTGGTACTTCAGCTGGGCTTACTTTAACAACGGGTTCAAGCAACGTGGCAGTGGGTTTTGAGGCTTTAAAAAATGAAGATGCTCATGGTCTTAATACAGCAATAGGAACTCAGGCTTTATTTTCACAAAATGCAGGAGCTGATGCATACAATGTAGCAGTTGGTTATCAAACAGGAGCCGCAATCACCACAGGTACACAAAACGTAGCGGTGGGAGCTTTAGCAGGTGATGCTCTTACCAATGCAGATTTTAATGTTGCAGTTGGACATGAAGCACTTAGTGGAGATACATTAGGCAGCAGATCAACAGCAATAGGCCGTGCTGCTTTACGAGCGCAAAACTTCACTTCTGCTACAGATGCTTACAATGTGGCGGTGGGTATGAATGCAGGGCTATCAGTAACCACAGGTACTGATAATACCCTCATCGGTGGTCTAGCAGGAGATGCTCTAACTGTAGGAAATAGCAATGTTGCAGTAGGCACCTATGCTCTTAGTGCTGATACTAAGGGCGATAGAAACG